CGAATTGGCAATCGAGGTGAAAAGTCGTATGCTGCAAAAGTAACAGCGCAAGATGTGCTGGCGATTCGCGCAAGCAATGAATCGGGTAAGGTTTTGGCAGAACGATACAAATTGTCTCCACAATCTGTATCAGACATTCGCAAATTTCGTTCTTGGAAACACATTTAAAAGGAATTCATCATGGCTCTCCCTAACGGCGCAGGCGGTTACCAAGTCGGTGCAGGCAACCGCGCAGAAACTATCATGGGCGCAATGGCTGCCCCTCAAACGGCTACGGCCACCGCAACCCTGACAGCGGCTCAGATTTGCAACCAGATGCTGGTGGCTAACCCCTCCACATCGGCTGCCACCTACACGCTGCCCACGGCTGCACTGATCGACGATGCTGTTCCCAACGCCACTGTTGGCAGCACATTCGATCTGTACCTTGTGAACACCGGCACCTCGTCGGGTGCTGTCACTCTGGCAACGGCCACTGGTTTGACTGACGGCGGCAACGCTTTCGTCGCTGTGGCTGTCACTTCCAGCGCCATGTTCCGGTTCCGCAAGACCGGTGACGCTGCGTACACTGTGTACAAAGTGGCCTAAACCAAACGGGGGCTTCGGCCCCTGTTCCCAAATCATGGTCATTTACCTCACACACTTTCTCCACGGTGCCAAAGTGGCAATCTCCGACACCGAGGCTGAAGCCGATGAAAAGAATGGTTGGGTGCGATACAATCCGACCACGCCTTCGGCTCCCGAAGATGCGGCTCCAGTCAACGCACTGGGTACAAAGCGCAAATACACTCGCAAGGCTTCTGACCCTTCCGAGGTGATTACCGAAGGAGTCTGACATGGCTGTTTTTACGGCAGGCGATCAAATCAATCGAGCACTTCGGCTGCTCGGCGTGCTTGCCGAGGGTGAAACACCGTCTGCCGCAACATCCCAAGACGCTCTTGCTGCCCTTCAGCAGATGATCGACTCATGGAACACTGAGCGGCTGTCTGTCTTCAGCACCCAAGATCAGACGTTCCTGTGGCCTGCTGGTGTGGGCAATCAAACCCAGACCCTTGGTCCCACAGGCGACTTTGTGGGCCTGCGCCCCATCCTGATTGATGACGCCACGTACTTCCGTGACCCCGGCACCAATGTGTCGTTTGGCGTCAAGCTGATCAACCAGCAGCAGTACAACGGCATCGCGGTCAAGACCGTCACATCCACGTACCCGCAGGTGATGTTTGTGAACAACACCTTCCCCGACATGACCATGACCATCTACCCCGTGCCCACACGGGAGCTGGAGTGGCATTTCGTCTCGGTTGAGGAGTTGAGCAACCCGGCCACACTGGCGACTGAGTTGTACTTCCCGCCAGGGTATCTGCGTGCGTTCGTGTACAACTTGGCAATGGAGATCGCACCCGAGTTTGGTGTGGAACCATCGCCGCAGGTGCAGCGCATCGCCATGACATCCAAGCGCAATCTGAAGCGCATCAACAGCCCAGATGACGTGATGTCGATGCCGTACGCCATTGTGTCCAATCGTCAGCGGTTCAACATCTACGCTGGAAATTACTGATCATGAGCACCAAAATTTCCCAACTGCCTGCGGCAACTTCGCCTGTTGATCCAAGCGTCACGCTGCCCGTGGTGCAAGCTGGTCAGACTCGACAAGCTGCGATTGACCAACTTGGATTCTTGCAGTCCGGCACAGGTGCCACCACTCGCACCATTCAGAACAAGCTGCGCGATACCGTCAGCGTTAAGGACTTTGGCGCTGTGGGCGATGGGGTAGCGGATGACACGGCTGCATTTGAAGACGCGATCGCTGCTGGTGCAATAACAAGTCAAATGCTTTATGTTCCCGCTGGAACGTACAAACTGACCCGCGAAATTGCAACAACTGGTGATTTGCACATTGTTGGCGATGGTGATTCCACGGTGCTTGATTTCAGCGGCACTGTGACTGGCGGCACAGGCAAAGCATTGTCTGTCTCTGGCTCGTTTACAGCGTTACCTGATCTTTCCACCAACGCATCCAAAAATGATCAAAGCCTTGTGTTTGCAAGCGCACCGTCACTTGTCCCATCAGATGTGTTTGTCATTTACAACCCGACCGACTATTCGTACTCAGGCTTTCGCTCTGTGTACCGTGCCGGAGAATGGCTTGAGGTTGATGGGGTCAGCGGCTCTACGGTGTCTTCGACAAACGCGATCTATGACAGCTACGTGGCTGCGGCGGTCGATCTTTATAAGCTGAACAGTCCCACTGTATCGCTTCGCAACTTCCGAATCATTGGCACCACGGTTGATTCACTGATTGTAATTTCTCTCTGCAATCAGCCAGTCGTTGAAAATGTCAGCGGGTACTTGGAGAGCAACGCTGTTGTTTTATTGGACCGCTGTTACAAAGCCAGTGCAATCAATCTCAATTTGTTCAACAAAGGCGATGGTGGCGATGACTACGGTTTGTCAGTCAGCAATTCGCAAGATGTTGAGGTGATCGGTGGCAATTACTACGCTCGACGACACGCCATTACAACAGGCGGTGCAGATGTTGTCGGCGCTGTGCCTTGCCGCAATGTGCGTTTTACCAGCCTGACGACCAAGAACGACATCAACTCTGGGGTGTTTTCTGCCGACTTTCACGGTAACACCGAAGATAGCGTTTATGAAAACTGCCGCATTTACGGCGGGGCCACTTGGCAGGGTAAAAACAACCGATACGTCAACTGCGTAATCAGCGATATTTCAACATTTCAATGCATTTATTCAGCCGAGATTAAAGGCGGTTATTTTACACTTGAAAAATGCACATTATTTGTTTCAAACGACCCCTCTGCAACTAACCGAGGTATTATTGATATTGGTGGAAACAACAGCGCGGTTACATCGGACACAACAGAAACAACAACCTTTATTGTGAAAAATTGCCGTGTTTTTGTACCCAACGCTGGAGCAAATACCAGTTTTGTTGTTTTCAAAAACAATGGTTCTACGCTACCCATAAATTTTGAAATAGATGGGATTACTGCTCTTTCTACGTCAACATTTGGAAATGTTCTTTTTACAAAAAACAACAGCGGAACTGCGGATTCCCAATTCATCATTGTTGATGGCGTTGCGGGGTTCCCATCTGGCGTCAATTTGCACAATGCCGATGGCGATGCGTATGCAAATTTCCCTCATCGTTTGCAAAAACAAACGGGGCGTGTCAGCTTAACCGCAACAATCGAAACCAATACGACCATTGGGTCTGCAATTACGTTTAAGTATGCATACCCAAGAGCGCCATCTGCTCAAGCAACAACTGTTGGAACGGTTGCAGGTAACAGACTGTGCATGGCGTCTATTGAATCGCTTACATTTGCGGCTATAACGCCAAGAATTGACTCGCCAGACGCAACAAACTGGTCTGCAACTGCGACTAGAACGGTGTGTTGGACTGCGAGTATTGATGAAGTTTAAAACATCGGCCCCTATCATCCAGCACATCAATGCCGAAATCCAAAAGCAATTCGACAAAGCAGTCGATGCAAAAGATGACCCCGTAGCATAATGAAAACACCCATCCTCGGATCATCCTACGTGGCACGCAGCGTCAACGCTGCTGCCAATCGGATGGTCAACCTTTTCCCAGAAATTGTCCCCGAGGGTGGGAAAGAGGCTGCGTTCTTGCAACGTGCCCCAGGCTTGCGCCTCCTGACCACCGTGGGCACTGGCCCAATCCGTGGCATCCGCACCGTGGGCGCTTACCTGTACGTGGTGTCCGGCAACTCGTTGTACCGGATAGACGACTCGTACACCGTGACCCTGTTGGGCGTGGTCAATGACATCGCAAGTCCGGTGTCAATGGCTGACAACGGGACTCAGGTTGTCGTGGCCTGCACTGGCCCGATGTACGTGTACAACACGATCACCAACGCCTTTGCTCAAGTCACCGACCCCGACTTCCCCGGTGCTCTGACCGTATCCTTCTTGGACGGCTACTTTGTGTTCATTGAGCCAAGCAGCCAGAAGGTCTGGGTGACTGCGCTCAACGACCCACTGTCGGTCGATCCTTTGGACTTCGCCAGTGCCGAGGCAGACCCCGACAATCTGGTGTCCTCCATCGTGGACCACGGTCAAGTCTGGCTGTTTGGCACCAACTCGGTTGAAGTCTGGTACGACTCGGGTGCCGCAGACTTCCCGCTCCAGCGGATTGACGGCGCATTCAACGAGATCGGGTGCGCTGCCACGTTCTCGGTGGCAAAGATGGACAACAGCCTGTTCTGGCTTGGGTCTGACCGCCGAGGTAAGGGCATCGTTTACCGGGCCAACGGGTACTCGGGCACTCGGGTCAGCACCCACGCTGTTGAGTGGCAAATCCAGCAGTATTCTGACATCTCGGATGCTGTGGCCTACACCTACCAGCAAGACGGCCACTCGTTCTATGTGCTGTCGTTCCCCACGGCCAACGCCACATGGGTTTACGATGTGGCAACGCAGGCGTGGCATGAGCGTGCTGGGTTCATCAATGGTGCATTCACGCGCCACCGCAGCAACTGTCAGACGTATTTCAACAATGTCAACGCAGTGGGTGATTACCAGAACGGGAACATCTACGCATT